CAGACTTTCAGGGGGCATTTGTCAGACAGACGTATAGTGTAGAAGATGCAAGAGCAACCGCTACTGCTACAATTTCAGGTGATGCGGTAAACGCAATTACGCTTACTTATGCAGGTACAAAATATACAACAGAACCTAACGTTACTCTTACAGGAAACGCAAGGGCACACGCAGTTATGGATGGTGATAAGATAGGCAGCATTGTTATTGACGATGCTGGATCTGGATATGTTAGTGCGCCAACAGTTACTATAGAGGGACCAGATGCAGGGTCACAAACAATAGATGATGCATATCGATTCTTGGAGGAGTTTGATGAAACCTATGTCTAATAAAGTATTTGATGCGTTAGATAAAACTTTTGGCACAATGACTGAGGCTGAAGAAATTTCTAGGCCTATTGTTCCTGTTGGTAAAAAAGACGAACAACTAGAACATGATTTTCAGGAAGCTAGGAGTAGTTTAAAACGCGCAATGGCTTACAGTGAATCTGCTGTACAAAGTATATTAGAAGTCGCGCAAAATAGCGACAACCCAAGAGCATTTGAGGTTGCAGTGCAAGCTATCAAGTTGATGTCTGATCAAGCAAAAGATGCTATGGAAATACAAGAAAAGAAACAGAAGATCGATCTCACAGATCCTAAGCAAGCATCGAAAATAGAAAATCAAACAAACATTTTATTTAATGGTAGCACCTCTGACTTGTTAAAAGCATTGAGTGCAAAAAAAGAAGTGATTGAGCATGATTCCGCAACTGACTAATCAAGAAGCAACTTCTTACCACGGTAATCCAAATCTAAAATCAATCGGGCATAATCATGAGTGGACGCCTGAGCAGATTATAGAATATCAAAAATGTATGGGAGACCCTATATATTTTATTGAAACCTATTGTATGATTGTCACGCTAGATACAGGGTTGCAGCCATTCAAATTGTACGATTGTCAGAAAGAAAAAGTCAAATTTATTATGGACAATCGACGCTGCATTCTTATGGAAGGAAGGCAGCAAGGTAAAACAGTAACTGCGGCTGCGTGTATTCTTCATTACACTATATTTCAAGACAGCAAGACTGTTGCTATCATGGCGAATAAAAGTAAGGCGGCGATGGAAGTACTTGCTCGTTATCAAATCATGTATGAAAATTTGCCTATATGGATGCAACAAGGCGTAAAGACTTGGAACAAGGGTGATGTTGATTTAGAAAACGGATCTAGAGTATTCACTGCGGCAACAACTGCTTCTGGTATTCGAGGCAAATCTGTAAACTGGCTATACATTGACGAGGCTGCAATCATTCCTAACAATGTAGCAGAACAATTTTTTACTTCTGTATATCCTACGATTTCTGCTGGTAAAACGACAAAGATTCTTTTGACATCTACGCCGTTAGGTTATAATCACTTCTGGAAGTTTTGGAACGATTCTGTAGAGAAGCGTAACGGGTTTGAGCACATGTTCATTCATTACAGTGAGATTCCTGGCAGAGATGATGCATGGGCAGAACAACAGTTACAGCTATTAGGTGAATTGAAATTCAACCAAGAGGTATTGTGTGAATTTTTAGGATCCTCTAATACACTTATCAACGGCAAAACACTAGGATCTCTTAGTGCTAAAGTGCCAATATACTCTAAAGATGGCTTAGATATTTACGAAGAGCCGAAAGCAAATAACTATTACATACTAGTCGCTGACGTTGCTAGAGGCGTTGGTGGTGACTACTCTGCGTTTGTTGTTGTCGATGTGACACAGATGCCATACACCGTCGTAGGTAAATATCGACACAACAAGATTTCTCCGTTATTATATCCAAATATTATAGAGAAAGTAGGTAAAGACTATAATGATGCATTTATTCTAGTAGAAGCAAATGATATTGGGCAACAGGTTCTCACTATTCTGCATCAGGAAAATGAATATGAGAATATATTCACAACAGTCACAGAGAACAACAGACAATACATAACTCCTGGCTTCGGTAAAGCAGCGCGATTAGGTGTAACTACATCTAAAGCAGTGAAGAGACAGGGGTGTTTCAGTTTCAAAAGTCTGATGGAAGAACGAAAACTTCTTTTATTTGACCCAGAAATTATATCAGAGCTATCAACGTTTATTGAACGAAGTGGTTCTTATCAGGCTGACGAAGGTTACAACGATGATTTAGCAATGTGCTTGGTCTTGTTTGGCTGGGTTACAACCAACACATTTTTCTCGGACTTGACAAATGTTAATGTTAGAGAAGGTCTGTATAATTCAGAAATGCGGGCAATTGAAAACGATTTGACACCTTTTGGAATTATTGATGATGGACAACAGCAGGAAATGGAAGTGATGGGTGGAGATTTGTGGTTATTTGAAGAACCTAAATTACTAGATTTATAAATAAACAAAGTAATATAATATAACGCTAACTTAATTCGAGGAGAATAATATGGCTTTTCAGCTTTCCCCTGGCGTTCTCGTACAGGAACAAGATGCCTCAAACGTAGTTCCCGCAGTCGCAACCACTATCGGTGGTTTTGTAGGCGACTTCAATTGGGGTCCTGCAGATGAGATCATCACAGTTGCAAGTGAAAATCAACTGGTAGAGAGATTCGGTAAACCAAACACAACAGCAAATGTAGACTTTTTAACAGCCGCAAGTTTTCTTGCATATGGATCGGCTCTTAAAGTAGTACGAACAGTGGGTGCTGCTGCTAACGCAACTGCAAACGGCGGCGCGTTGCTAGTCAAAAACGAAGATGCTTTTGAAGCACTCGGTGCCCAGACTGTAGGTGTCTTTGCAGCTAAGTACCCAGGTTCTTTGGGTAACAGTCTCAAAGTAGCAATGGCAGACTCTACTACATTCAGTAGTGGATCTATTGCTTCTATTGCAGTTGATACTGCTGGTTCAGGCTACACAACTGTTCCTGATGTGGTAGTGGACGCCGCGCCATCTGGCGGTGTTACTGCTACAGCTACAGCGGTACTTGCCGGCGATACAGTAGGTTCGATAACCGTTTCGTTTGCTGGCTTAGGATACACAAGTGCTCCTGCTATAACATTTACTGGCGGCGGCGGCACCGGTGCAGCGGCTACAGCAACAATGGTTACAGCTTGGACTTACGCAAATCAGTTTGATAGTGCTCCAGGAACATCTGCATACGCTGCTAATAACAGCACATCACTAGATGAGATACACGTTATTGTTATCGACGAAGACGGCGCAATCACAGGTCGTGCAGGAACAGTACTAGAAAAATTCGCAGGCGTCTCTAAAGCATCAGACGCTAAAGATGATTCTAATCAGTCTAATTTCTACAAAGATGTAATCAACAATCGTTCTAAGTGGATTTGGGCTGTTACGA